TTTGGTGCAGACCAACAACCAAAAGAAATGGCTATTATTCGTAGAGTTCCCAAAGAAGCATTAGCAAAAACATATCCTAGATTTGCAGACAAGATAAATAAAAAAGATGGCTACCAAGTAAATACATTAGGTATTGGTAGTGCATACGCTTCTGCATATACAGATAGTTACAACGGCAGTTGGGCTAACTCAAATGGTGAAGGAGATATATTAGCAGAGTATTATAACGAAGAAGGCACATACGTTTTTCATATGTCATCTGGAACAATACTTGATTTTATTCCTAACCCACTTGATAGTGGACCTGCATTTGTTATTGCAAAGAAATTTGCTTTTGACAAGTTACAAGGTCAATATGATCAAATCATAGGACTTATGGCTTCTATGGCAAAGATAAATGTTATGTCAATCATAGCTATGGAAGATGCAGTCTTTACAGAAACAAACATATCTGGTGAGATAGAATCAGGACAATATAGAAAAGGTAGATTTGCTGTAAACTATCTTGCTCCTGGTACACAAGTATCTAAACCAGCATCAAACGTACCATATCAAATATTTCAACAAATAGACAGAATAGAACGACAACTACGAGTAGGTGGTTCTTATCCTGTATCTGATGATTCACAAAGTCCACTTAGCTTTGCAACAGGTAGAGGATTAGAAGAACTCGGTGCATCTATGTCATTAATGATTAGAGAATATCATACAGTGATGGCAGATGCTGCAGAGATGATAGATTTCAAAAGATTAGAGTGGGATGAAAAAATGTATGGTGGTAGTTCTAAACAATTATCAGGATATTACAAAAATACATTCTTTTCAGAAACATACGATCCAGAAAAAGATATTGCAGGTGCATATAAAACAAGGCGTGTTTATGGTGCTATGGCTGGATATGATGAACCACAAAAGATTGTTACAGGTTTACAGCTACTACAAGCAGGTATTATTGACACACAAACCTTACAAGAAAACCTTGATGGCTTAGATAATATTGTCAGAGTAAACGAAAGAATTACAAAAGAAAAAGCAGAGAAAGTTTTATTTGATTCTTTACTTGCACAGGCACAACAAGGTGATGCAAAAGCAACTATGGCTGTAATACAGATAAGAAAGAATCCTGATGATATGAGTACAATACTAGATAAGTTTTACACAGCAGAAGATCCAGAAATACCAGAACAAGAGCAAGAACTGCTTGGAGGAGGTGCCCTACCACCACAGGGTCCTCCACCAGGCATAGCACAATTACTACAAGGTATGGGAGGATAATGTCAATTAATAAAAAGTTTGCAGATATAGTATTCAACTCACTTGATGATGTTGATGAGATTGGTGATGACATAATCTTAGAATCAGAATTATACGAACCAAAACTTAGATTTTCTCCATTCTCACCTATAGATTTACCACAAGGTTATATGATTATTAGTCAAACGTTTATATACGAAGAACAGGATGAAGAAGATGGCGAGAAGTCCGAGTAACAAAGGTATTACAAATAGAAACTCTGCTGTACCTCCAGCAGGTAGAAACTATCAAGATACAACACAGGCAGTAAGAAGAATACCTGGTGTTGCATATGGAGAACAACAAGACTTAATACAACAACAACAGGCTGCACCTTTACCAAAAGACACACTTCCTAAAGAACAACCACAAGTACAAGCAGCTCAAAGACAAATGCCTAACATAGATGTTTTTGCACCAACAGAAAGACCTAACGAACCTGTTACATCAGGATTACCTTTTGGTCCTGGTCTAAATACAAGACCAGAAGAACAAATATATCAGGCTGAAAACATAAAACAATTTGTATATCAGTCTTGGCTAGAAACAGGTGATGATAGTTTACTAGAGTATTTGTAATGGCAACCTCATACTCTGATAATGTAAACGTAGATTACTTACTAGAAAAAAGAGATACACAACCTCCTTTACAAGTAAGTAGAGATCAGGCAGTAAAACTAAGTCAAATAAATCAACAAGCAGTAAATGTACCACCAAGCGTTATGGTACAAGCTACAAAACAAAATGCAGATGAAGGCTTTATAGAAGGACTTACAGAGTTTTTTACAAAAGCAAAAGCTGCAACATATGGAAAATTAAAGACAGCAATATTTAATCAATTTGGTGTAAATGAAGAAACAGGTGGTTTATTTGAGTTAGGTGTCAAAGGTGCTTTTCTTGGAGTAAGAGAACTTTATGAAGATGTTATTGGACAACCATTAAGATCAGTAGAACTTATATCACAAGGTGTAGATAGTAAAGAAGCGTGGAAAAAAGCAGCTATTGATCCTTTTGCATATTGGAAAGAAGCAAGGGCAAGAGGAGAAAAGATAGATTTAGGAAATGCTTTGTTTCAATCTACTGATCCAGAAAAAACTTTAACATATCAAAACCTTATTGACAAAGGTGCTGATCCAATAAAAGCTAGAGAGATAGCTATATCAAGACTTGGTGCTAATATCTTTGATGAAATTTTTGAAGCAGAAAAGAAAGTAGTCTTTGATGGTGATAGAGCAGCAGCTCTTATTGCTAGAGGTAAAAGTCCACACGTTACACCTGGTCGTGTATTGTTCAAGCCTTTTGAGTTTTTAATTAGTCCAGAAGATAGAGCATATGATTTTGCTACAGGTATATTTGATTTAGGTTTACAACTTGCTGATCCTACATTTCTTGTAGGAAAAACTGTAAAAGGTATAAGAGCATCATCTAAAATGTTAGCGTTGTCAGATGAAGCAGCAGCAGGAATGGGATTCTTAAATGGTTTTGTAAGAAAAAATTTTAGCAAAACAACTGTTGAAGATGCCTTAAATAACAAAGAAATAATTATTAGAGAAGGTAAAAAACTTAAAAAAGTTAAACTTGGCGATAATTTAGCTGACTTTTTATACGCAAATAAAGATAAACCTGCAAACATATTGGAACAATCTAATTTTAATTTAGTAAACAAATACGTTATAGAAGATAAACAATTTAGTAAAGAATTTACTGATTTTACAAAACAACTTTTTTCTTTAAAAGATGGTTTATCGCAAGAAGCATCAAGAAAAGCAGTAAAAGAAATTTTGACTAATAAGATTGTTGCTGTTGCTACAGAAGGTGCAATACCACAAGTACAAAAAAGAGGTCCAATAAGAGCTGCCTTACAAGAAACTTTTGGACCTTTATATAAAACAAGATTAAATGCAGGTAACCCAGATAACTTAATTGTTGAGTACACAAAATTTTTAAGATTACTTGATCCTAAAGATCAGGTTGTAGATGTAAATAAAAGAGTTAAAAATATGATAGAAGGACTTGACAAACTATCTTCCTCCACACCAAACAAAAGAGCAACCTTTCTTACTAACCAAGTAAAAGATGATTTTTCAGAATTAAGAAAAATATATAAAGATGAATTAACAAAGACAGGAAAACTTGTAGAAGGAAATGCAACAGATAAATTAGTAGATAGAGTATTTTTATCTTTGAAAGCTGCGTTAGATGAGCAAACTGGAATATCAGAAGATATAACAAGATACAGTAATATTGATGTTTTGCCTTTAGGTATGAAAAAGGCTTGGGAAAAATTATTTAAAAAGGGTGATGAGTTTGTTGCAGGTACAAACAAAGATACACTTGATGACATAGCAACAACATTATTTCAACGACCACTTATAGAAACTATGCTTTCACAAGATTTAATATTGTCAAAACCATCAGAAGTTATAAAATTATCTAATAAGTTAATTGGTGGTTTTAAAGATAAATATGATGATGCTAGTCGTATTGTTGGCAGAGAGGGTATTACAAGAGCTTTAGATACTTATGTAAGTGGTTTTTTCAAACCTTTAGTTTTATTAAGACCTGCTTGGACTGTAAGAGTTATAGCTGAAGAACAACTAAGAGCTATAGCAGATGGTGCTTTAGGAGTGTTAGATCACCCTATTGCTTTACTTGCAAGACTTACAGATGATAGTGTAAAAGTTAGAGCTAGTTATGCAAGAGATGGATGGTTAGATACACCAACCTTTAGACAAGGTATATCTGAATCTTCTGTTGGAGATACAAGAACTTTTAATCAACTTAGAAGAAAATCAGTTGCGAGTGATATAAAGTATCAAAGCATTACAAGACAAGAAAATAAATTTAAGTGGGATGAAGGACAATACAGAGTAATACAGAATTATTCTAATTCTTTACTTGCAAAAGAAATAGCAAGTATAGAACTTGCTGCTAATAAAAAAGAA